TTGAAGGTGTAGCTGCCAATGATACATTAAGCACGAACGGTCAATCAATAACTTTAGCTTATGTAGATTCTACAAGAGGCTGGACGTACAAAACTAACACGGCGTAAGGAGCATAAAGCATGGCTCTTATTGAATACAATTTCTTACCTGGAATTGACAAACAAGACACAACTGCAGGTGCAGAAAACCGTTGGGTTGATTCTGACAATGTCAGATTTAGATACGGTCTACCAGAAAAAGTTGGTGGTTGGTCTTCTTTAATATCTGATACTATTACAGGTGTTGCAAGAAAACTTCATGCATTCGTTGATTTGGATGGTAATAGATATGTTGCAATAGGAACAGATAAGTTTTTGCTTATTTATTTTGAAGGTGAGTTACATGATGTAACACCATTGATGACAACATTAGGTTCTACTACAATTGCAACTACAAATGCCTCACCAGTTTGCACATTAACAACTTCAACAAGTCATGGAAGAGAGCCAGGTGATATCGTATTATTAGATAACGTAACTTTACCAGGTGGTACAGGTTTCAGTGCGTCAGACTTTGAAGACAAACTATTTCAAGTAACATCGGTGCCATCACCAACAACTCTTACAATTACACAAACGTCAAACGCAACAGCAACTGTTGCTACAGGTGGAAGTATAGATTTAAAAAGATATGAAAGAGTAGGACCAGCTGCACAGTCTTATGGTTATGGTTGGGGTATCTCACAATGGGATGGATCTGTATCAGGTGCTGCAACATCTACATTGAATGGGGCGTTATTAAATGACAGCAATGGTACAGGTGGATCTGGTACATCGATTACACTAGCTGCAACAACAAACTTTAGTTCTGCAGGAAGAATATTAGTAGAAGAAGAATTGATTTCATATACAGGTGTATCATCTCCAAACTTAACAACGATTACAAGAGGGGCCGATGGAACAAGCACAGCGGCTCATGCTGACGGTACAGCAGTTGTAGATGCAACTAATTATTCTGACTGGGGTGAAGCAGTGCTAGCATCAGAAGTAACTCTTGAACCAGGTCTTTGGTCTTTAGATAATTTTGGTCAAGTGTTAATTGCAACAATTGCAAACGGTAAAACATTTACATGGAACGCAGGTGCAGCAACACCATTACAAACAAGAGCGTCTACTGCTACATCTGGATTCTCTACAGCGAATAATCCAACGGCAACAAGATTAACTTTAGTGTCACCAACAACTAGACACTTATGTCATTTTGGAACTGAAACAACTATTGGCACAACTACTACACAAGATGATATGTTTATTAGATTTTCTGATCAAGAAGATATTAATGATTATACTGCGACGGCAATCAACAGTGCTGGTGATTTTAGATTACAAGATGGTACAAAGATTGTTGGTGCAATCAAAGCTAAAGAAACAATTCTAGTATTTACAGATAATGCATTGTACACAATGAAATTTGTAGGTGCACCTTTTACATTTGGATTTGAACAAGTAGGTACAAACTGTGGATTGATAGGTAAGAATGCAGTAGTTGAGATTGATGGTGCTGCTTTCTGGTTATCACCAAATGGTTTCTTCATGTTTGATGGTACCGTTAAATCATTACCATGTAGTGTAGAAGATTTTGTATTTGATGACTTTGATACTACTAAAGGTCAACAAGTTGCAGCTGGTATCAATAATCTTTACACAGAAGTTGTTTGGTATTATCCATCACAAGGTTCAAGTTATAATGACAAATACGTAGTATTCAACTATGGTGAAGCTATGAAAGGTGGTGTTTGGTACACAGGAACAGAAGCAAGAACATCTTGGATCGATGCAATTGTATATCCAAAACCTTTTGCAACTAAATATGACAGCTCTTCTTCTGGAACATTTCCTGTTATCATAGGTGAAGATGGTTTAGGCCAAACAAAATTTTTTGAACATGAGGTTGGAACAGATCAAGTTAATGAAGACGGATCGACTACGGCTGTTACATCATTTATAAAATCATACGATATAGATTTAGAACAAAGACAAAGAAATAGACAAGGCCAACAAGTAGGTCTTAAATTAGCAGGTGATGTTTTCCTGGCTGTAAGACGTTTTGTGCCAGACTTTAAAACGTTAGATGGTAATGCAAAAATAAGCATGGCTGTAAAGAGATATCCGCAACAATCTGATACCACAACTACTTTGAGTCCCTTTACAATTGACTCAAGTACTGATAAAAAAGACACTAGAGCCAGAGGCCGTTTTGTTAATTTTAAAATAGAAAATGACGCAAGCGGTGAATCCTGGCGTTTTGGTACATTTAGATTAGACGTACAACCAGACGGAAGAAGATAATGAGTTTATATCAAAGATATTTAGATTATTTAAATCAAGCAATGCCAGACATTTCTGGTATATTTAGAACCACACCGACACAAGCTGTAGAAGAAACTACAGAAGAAACTGTTGCTCAACCTGTAGGAATTACTCCTCAATTATTACAATTAACCGGTGGTAGTGGTGGAGACAGTTTTAGTGTTTACAATCCTGATCCAACTAGAACAAGAACAATAAAAGATTATCAATTTCCTTTTAAATTTACAGGAGAAGATTTACCTGAAGCAGGTGATTACATTGTTCCACCTAGAACAGGTGTTATGGGTTTATATGATCAATACAAAGCTTTGCCTACAGGAGCAAAAATAGGTTTAGGAGCTACAGGTTTATTAACAGGTGGAGCAATTATACCTGCAGCTTTAGGTGTTTATGGAATAGGAAAAGGAATTAGTTCGCTTCTTTCTCCTAATAGAAGATCTATTTTAGAAAATGAATTATTAGGTGCTGGAGTAATGTTAGATGATATCGGAAGAGTTGTTGCTGGTCCAGGAAGTATAAACACTGCAGAAAATATTATGGCTGGATATAACGCAGCTAAAATAACAAAAGAAACTTTTGATAAAAGAAGAAGAATGATTGAAGAAAATATGAAAGATCCTGTTCAAAAAGCAGCAAAACTTAAAGCGCTTGATGAAGCAGAAAAAATATATTTAGGAGCTGATGATAGAGCTTATGACATTTATGAAAATAAGTTAGATCTTACACTTCCAACAGGAATAACTGATACCACTTTTCAAAACTTTTTAGCATTTAAAAATTTAACAGAACCAAAAACTGGTATTGATACTATTGATAAAGATGATCCTATCGTAGATGTTGACAAAGCTAAAACATCAATTGATCAGGCTGATGCAAGAAACATAGAAGCAGAGAGAATTAAAGATACATATAGACAGCAACAGCGACAAATAACAAGTCCTGGAGGCGGTGGTTATGGAGACGAGGGTGGTACTGGTCCTAGAAGAGGTGCTTCAGATATACCTGACAGAAATAGAGGTAGCTATGCTACTGATGATACAGCGAGTTTCTTCTAATGGCAAAGATAAATGTTAGAATACCAGAACCAAAACCAGAATATGATTTGTCAAATCAAAAACAAATCAATAGAGCATTAACAATTATGAAAGATCAATTGAACTCTACATTTTTAAACGAACTAAAACAAGAGGCTGAAAGATATTCTTGGTTTAAGTCTTCAGGAAGTAATAGCTAATGGCAAATATTTATAAAAACGCTCAATTTGATTTATCAACAACTGATGTAACAGATGTATATCAAGCTCCATCTGATTCAAGAGCGATTATTCAAAACATACATGTTGCAAATGTTGGAGCTGGTAACACGGAGATAAAAGCTTTTATATATGATAACTCTGCAACTACAGCATTTCAATTTGCAGAGCACACTGTCAATGCAGGCAATTCACAATCTGTATCTGATGGATCTATTATATTAGAAGAAAATGATAAACTACAATTACAAGCTGCTTCAGGTAATATCTTTGAAGGTACTTGTGCAATACTAGAAATAAACAGGGATTAATATGTCATTTATAGAAACAGAAGCATCGGAAAGAACTGAAGTCATAAACGGTAAAGCCGTTAAAATTATTACACCTCAAACAGAGGTAACATTAACTAATAAGAGAACTGGTCAAGAGTATAACTCTGATGCAGAAGCTATGCAGGATGTACAAAATCCTAACACAGATACCACTTCTGATGATATAAAAAGAGATGTACGTATAACTGTAGAAGCATTACCACTTGGAGGGCAGACAAAACTGTAGTACAATAAAATATGACAATTTCTAGAGGACAAATGCCAAGACAATTATACGGATTAGGAGGACTTCTAAAGTCTATTACTAAAGGTGTTAAAAGCGCTGTAAAAGGTGTTGCTAATACTGTTAAGAAAAATCCATTATTAGGTTTAGCCGCTTTAAACTTTGCTCCGATGTTATTACCAGGTGGTAAACCTTTTCTTGGTTTAGGAGGTTTTTCACTACCTGAATTTTTAACTTCAGGAGGTCAAGGTAAATCAATGTTAAAGGTAGGTGCTACTGGTGGTTTATTAACAGGTCTTCTTGCACAAGCAGAACAAGGTGATGAAAATGCACTAGCATTAACTAGAAACATACCAGCATTAAAAGGTTATTTATTTGAGAACTACAAGAATCTTGGATACACAGATGATCAAGCACAACAATTAACAGACAAAGATACAGCTGAATACACACAAGATATGGCTAGAGGACAGATGGCTAATGGTGGTAGAATGGGTTTTGCCTATGGAGACACTGCAGAACAGAACGCAATGCAGGCGTCAGGCATCATGGGTCTACCCATGAACGAAAACCCTGCAGGTGTAAAAGAACTAGATTTAAGAGAAACAGGTGGATTTATTCCTCCAGTTGGTGTAAAAGAGAAGGCAGACGACATCCCTGCGATGCTTTCAAATAATGAATTTGTATTTACAGCTGATGCTGTAAGAGGAATGGGTGACGGTAACGTCAATGTAGGTGCACAACGTATGTACGATATGATGAAAAAATTAGAAA